GCCGCCTGGGACCTTCCACACCCACACCACAAATGAGAAAACCCCCTGACAGTCTTCAATGGGTGTTGACAGCACCTTGGTGCCCTGCTACATTGGAGCTTCAATCAACGGAGTGGCCGTTCCCAGTCAGCATCGAAGCCTCAGGCTCGGTGCTAATCGTCTCGCCGCCCGCCACTCGGGCCGCGCCTCTGCCGGATGAACCGGCGCTGTTCTGAAAGACCGACATGACGTTCCAAATCGAATCTGGTGTTGACCTTCCCCGTCCGGCCCGTGGCCGTCGCGCTGTCGAGTTTCCTCTGCTCGACATGGGAGTTGGCGACAGCTTCCTGATCCCGTTCGACACGACGGAGCCGAAGCTGGTGGACTCGTGGCGCCGCAAGGTGGCTGCGGCCAAGAAGAAGGTTGCGGAAGCGGAGTACCGCACGGCTACCATGTCGGATGGTCTGCGTGTCTGGCGCACTGCCTGACGTCACAAGACGCTCACCACTCAACGCTCTGCCTAGGCAGGGCGTTTTTGTTGGCTGTTCGCTTTGCGAATGGCCATCCGCCTGAAAGGCGGTAGACATAAACCAACTAGGAGTGAACATGAACAAGGCATACAAGATCAAGAAGCCGGACAACTTCCGAGGCGAAGCGTGGCTGTTCCGCATGGAGCCTCCATACGAAGAACATGACTACGTCATCGTGAGCGCTATCGACCTACAGCTTGTCAGGTACGGCGGGTCGGAGACCTACATGTTCGCAGCCACCCCGCAAGGGGATGTCAAGGATTGGCACGAACTCCCGGGCAGTTTCCAGGGGGATAAGGACATCCCCAGGGCGCTGCGCAACGCAGGGTACGAGATCGTGGAGACGCCGTGAAGACCAAGATGCTCAAGAAGGCCCGCGCCCTGTGGAACACGGGCGACCGACGCCTGGACAGATACAACCAGAGGGCCTGGGTGCAGGCCATCCGCAGGCTGGGCGACAAGTGGCTGCTCGCCACGCATGTACAACGGAAGGAGTTGACATGAACGAAGACGTTTGCAAGCCGTCAACAACGGGAGAACATGAATGGAGGCCGTGGTTTTCTGGCGGCTACAAATGCATTTACTGCGGGCAGGAGTGGCTCCCCGCCGAGCCCTGCGTCGATCCCGACGAGATCGAGGCGCACAAGTACATCGAGCCCCAGCCCGAGCCGCTGTGGCCCAAGGTGCTGGGCGCGGTCATTGCGATCATTCTGATCGGGTTGATTTTCGGTCCTGTGGGGGTGATCAAGTGAAACTCATCCTCTTAACAACGGTGCTGCTCATTGCAGGCTGCGCGCCCACAGGGTTTTACGAGTCGGAGACAACACCAAAAGGGTGGCGTGTGATTACTACACCCGGTAACAACTTCTCCTATATCGTGCCTGTGGTTATGGACGATGGAACCCGTTGCATTGTGCTGTCCAGCAATAGCAGCGGCAGAGGCGGCATAACCTGCGATTGGGGGAAGAAATGACCACGCTACGCGAAGCCGTGCAGGAGTTTGTCGCCGATTCTGTTGCCGACAACGACTGCGGAGGATGCGGGCACTTCAAGTACTACGCGGAACGATTCCGCGCCGCGCTGGAACAACACGACAAGGACGTCCAGTGGCTGAAGGATCGCCGAGAGCAATGGAGCAGACAGAAATCTCTCTGGGAGCGTGCCGCGCATCCGCAATGCGCTCAGGGCTGTGAGTTCCTGGCGATGGAGCAGCGACGCAACGAGCGCGAGCAAAGGCTCAAGGAAAGGGGGTTTGAATGACCATCATCACCGTACCCCGCGCAGTGCTGGAGCAGGCGCTGGAGGCGTTGGAGGCCATGAAGGCTGAATTTCGTGCGCTTGACCTACCCTACGGGAGCAAAGCCTACGCAGCGGGGAATCAAGCGGCGCATGGCCTCCGCGCCGCGCTGGCGCAGCCGGAGCCGCGCAACCAATGCGGTGAAACCTGCGAGCGCGCAAAGCTATGCGCCGTGTGTGCGAAAGGGCTGGCGCAGGAGGAGCAGGAGGAGCAGGAGCCGATGGCGTGGCGAGACCCCGCGACGGACGACATCGTGAGCGTTGCACGCAGGGCCGCGTGGGAGACCGATTACGGTCTCGGTGGCAAAGGCCGCGCGGCAACGTACACCGAGCCGCTATATGCACGCCCACCCCGCCGCGAGACGGAGCAGGAACCGGTGGCGTGGACAGACCGAGAGCTTGAACTGATCGACGGGATGATTGAGGTTCAACTGCGCCACGCCTCGCAGTGCGACGGCATTGCAAACCGCCCGATGGCCGAGCGGCAGAAGGGCTGGGACATGGAGCGAGTGGCTCTGCTGCACAAGATCAAGAGCAACCCACCCCGCCGCGAGCCGGAACTGCTGAAGGCGCTGAAGTTGATACGGCAAAGCATCGTCAATCCCCTGTCGGTGCAGATGTCACAACAACAGTTGTCGGAATACGTTCGCGCCGCCATCGCCAAAGCGGAGGGGCAAGCATGAAACTCCGCGCCTTTCTGCGCGGATTCGCCAGCGGACTAGCACTGCTGCCGCTGTGGCGGTGGCTCAGGAGCAGGACATGACCACATGGCACAAAGGCCCGCCGCCTTCTGTCGGCTGGTGGCCGGCGAGCCGCCGCCGTAACCCAGACCTCCTGCGTTGGTGGAATGGTAGGAAATGGAGCCAGCCGGTGCACATCAGGATGACGGCCGAGGAAGCGGCAGAATCTGCATATGTCGAAAGTTTTTTGGACGACATTGAATGGACCGACAGGCCCGCATCGTGGCCGGAAAGGAGCAGGACATGACCCGAGAAGACATCCTTAAGCTGGCGCGGATGGTTGGATTGCGTAGTGCAGTTTTGCTGCACATATACGACGGCAGAGAGGGGGCGCTGACGGACCAAGAACTGGCCGAGTTGCAGAGGCTTGAACGCTTCGCCGCCCTCGTCGCCTCAGCAGAACGCGAAAAAGTCGCCCACTGGATGCGCAACTGCGGCTACGCCACCGGCCACGGTGACACGATAGAGGATCTGCTGGACCACCTTGGCACGCAGATTGCCGAGGGGCTGTTGATGGAGCGTGAGGCGTGTGCGAAGGTGTGTGATGCCGCAGCAAAGAAGATGGACGACGAAGGCGAGGGTCCAACTGGATACATCTCGTGGGTGTACGACTGCGCCACCGCCATCCGCGCAAGGGGGAACAAATGACCACGGACCTCAGAAAAGAACTCCGCCAACTGGTGATGGAGAGCTACGACAAAGGCGTCGCTGATGCCATGAAAGCCGCCACCGCAGCGGCGCAAGCGGCAGTAGAAGCAGAGCGCGCTGCCTGCGCCGACATCTGCGACCAGCACGCCAGTATTGAGGGCATTGCGCAGTGGTGTGCTGCGGAGATCAGGGCGAGGAACACATGACCATCATCTACTACTGGTGCCCGCTGCATCGGGCGTATGTGCAACGGACAGTGCCAACGGAGTTGGCGTTTAGATTGGCGGGGTTGGCATGAACTACCTACCCAATGATGTGGCCCGGTGCGCCGGGGCACACAAGCCCGAGTGCGAGGACTGCCTGAGAAACATCAAGGTCAGCCCGCTGCATCCTGCAGCCACACGCACCGTGTGGCTCGGCCCGTGGGTACTTGACGAACCCTGTATTTCCAAGCTGACCAAGGAAAAGCAGTGAAGCTGACGCCTTGGTTTTCGATGGATGTTGCTCCCATTTACCTTGGTGTTTACATGGTCGATCAAAGCTGGCCCGATCAAGAAACAGAGGCTGTCTACGCCTACTGGGATTGCGTCAATTGGTATCCACAAGGATCAACACCCAAGGATGCGATGTACACAATGTGTTATGGCCCAACAAAAGGCAGGCCGTTTAAGCAATGGCGCGGACTTGCGGAGGAACCAAAATGAACGAACCCATGCACCCCTCGGGCCTGACGCTTGCTCGCTGGCTGTGGCCTTTCAAGACGGACGAGGAACGCGCCATCGTGGCTCGGTGGTTCGCCAAGCAAGCCCGCGCTGAGCGGGGCCAGGGTGAGGAGGCATTGATGTGATTGACGACACCGAAGCTCGTGCCCTAATAAGTGGCATCAAGCACTACGCACAGTCACCAAGCGGGATTGTTGCAGTGATGTCTGAAAACATTGGCGGTCTTGTTTTGGTAGCTAAATGGGTATCTGCGGACAAGATTGGACCGCCAATTCAATTTGAGGGAGGGGTTCATGGCCCTAAACACACACCTCAGTAACACCACTGCCTACGCGGCGGTGGTCGAGGCCCTGGTCCGCACGGGCGGCACGCCGAAAGAGCTTCACGAGATCTCGGGGCTGGCGGCCAACACCACACGGAAATTTCTCCGTGCCCTGCGCAACCGGCAGCTAGTTCGCGTAGCGCTGTGGCGCCAGGACGGTCTGGGCCGCTACACAATCGCTGTCTGGGGGTGGGGCAGTGCACCTGATGCCAAGCGCCCGCCGAGGATGACTCCGACCCAACGGTCCGCAAGACAGAGGATGAAGAAACGTGAGATGTCCGCATTGCAACAAGGACGGGAAGTCCACGGTACTGGAAAGCCGCCCACTGGACGGGCAGGTCTGGCGCAGGCGCATGTGCCCTAAGTGCCTCAAGTCGTTCGTCTCCTGCGAGACGGCGGAACCCGGCATGACCATGCCGACACTGACGCAGTCAAGGCACCGATTGAAAGATCGCAAGATCAAACCAGAGCAACATAACCTTAGATGGGGAAGCAAATGAGCGCGAACAACATCGGCCCAGGTCACTACAAAGACAAGCCCATGCAGCCGTGGGACTACATCATCGCCAACAACCTCAACTACCTTGAGGGGAACGTCGTCAAGTACGTCTCCCGTTGGAGACAGAAGGGTGGTGTGGAAGACCTGCGTAAGGCAAAGCACTACCTTGAGAAGCTGATCGAGGTAGAGACGGAGACACCCAAATCCGATTCAACTTTGCAATCCCAACGAACAACATGGGAAGCACGTCTCAAGGGGGCGAAGTGAGCACTCCGGAATCCAAGGTCAAGGCCCGATGCGTTGACATCATCAAGAAGTACAAGGCGTACTACTTCTTCCCAGCGCAGAACGGCTACGGACGTGCGGGCGTGCCCGACATCATCGTGTGCTTCAGGGGCATGTTCCTTGGCGTCGAGTGCAAGGCAGGGTTCAACAAACCAACTGCGTTACAAGAGCGTGAGATGGCTGAAATCCAGAAGGCCGGGGGTAGCGCAATGGTGGTCAGGGAGGATACAATCGAACTTCTGGAACAGTGGTTCTTGGAGCGGAAGTAATGGAGATCCTCACGATTGACTTTGAAACGTATTACGACAAGGAGTACAGTCTAAGCAAGCTGACAACTGAAGAATATGTGCGTGATCCACGATTCGAGGTCATCATGGTTGGCATACGCTGGCCGGATGGCAGGCTCGACTTCATCGAGGGCACGCACCTTGAGATCAAACACCAGTTCGACGAGATCGAGTGGGGACGCTACGCGGTCCTGTGCCACAACACCCTGTTCGACGGTGCGATCCTGGCTTGGCGTTTTGGGGTGAACCCGGCTGCGTGGCTGGACACCCTGTCCATGGGCCGTGCCATGTTCGGATCGAGGAACAACTCCCTCGCTTCCCTGGCGAAACGCTACGGGTTGGATGACAAGGGCACGTTCGTGCAGAACGCCATGGGGATGAGGAGGAAAGACTTCAGCCCTTCAGAGTTCCAGCAGTACGTTGCCTACTGCCTCAAAGATGTGGAGTTGTGCTATGACCTGTGGCGTCTCATGTCCAACGGGTGGTACGACCCGAGCGACGGGGACAACCGTGGCGTGTTCCCAATGCAGGAACTCAAGCTCATCGACCTGCACATCCGCATGTTCACAGAGCCCATGCTACGGCTGAACCTGAACAAGCTCGAAGGTCATCTCGAAGAAGTTGTGGCACAGAAGGCTGCGCTCATGGAGCGGGTCACGGTGGACAAGTCCGAACTCATGTCCAACCAACGCTTCGCGGTTTTGCTGGAGACCCTGGGCGTCGATGTGCCTATGAAGATCAGCCCGACCACGGGCAAGAGTACGTTTGCGTTTGCCAAGACCGACGTGGGCATGAAGGCCCTGCTGGAACACGAGAGCCCCACCGTGCAGGCCCTGGCCGCTGCCCGCCTGGGGGTGAAGAGCACCCTGGAAGAGACCCGCACGCAGCGGTTCATCGACATCGCCAAGCGCGACCCACGGTTCCCCGTGCCGCTGAAGTACGCCTATGCTCGGACCAAGCGCTCGTCGGGTGGTGACGGGATCAACCTGCAGAACCTGCCGTCCCGGGGCAACGTGGGGCTCAAGGAGTGCATCGAGGCACCGCCCGGGTGGGTCATCATCAACTGCGACTCGTCCAACATCGAGGCCCGCATGCTGGCGTGGTGGGCTGGGCAAGACGATCTGGTGCAAGACTTCGCCAACGGTGTGGACGTGTACTGCAAGCTGGCGACGACGATCTTCGGCAGGCAGATTACCAAGGCGGATCAGCAAGAACGTTTTGTAGGCAAGACTGTAGTCCTCGGCTGCGGTTACCAGACCGGGGCAGGGAAGCTGCAGGTAACGCTCAAGGCAGCGAAGCCCTCAGTGGACATGCCTGCGGACGAGTGCGAGCGGATCATCAAGACCTACCGTGACAGCGTGCCAAAGATCGTGGGCCTTTGGAACCAAGGAGAACGTTCCATCCAAGCTATGTACGACAACAACAGTATGTGGTTTGGACGTGAAGGCGTAGTCAGGATAGAAGGTAAGTACGGTGTACGCCTACCCAGCGGGCTGTACATCAGCTATCCGCAACTTCACCGTGTCTTCGACTCTGGGCGCAGTCGTTGGTCCTACAAAGACGACACCGGTATAGTGGATATCTACGGCGGCAAGCTGGTGGAAAACGTATGCCAAGCACTTGCCCGGATCATCGTGATGTATCAGATGTTACGGATTGCACGTAAACTACCGACCAAGCTCACCGTTCACGACAGCGTCGTTGCCCTGGCCCGGGAAGAAGAAGTCGAGGCCGCTCGGGGTTACGTCGAGGAGTGCATGCGGTGGGTGCCTGACTGGGCCAAAGGCTGTCCGATCAACTGCGAATCCGGCATAGGCCGGAACTACGGGGAAGCATGAACGAGAACCTCAACGACTACGCTATGCCGCTCATCACCATCGAGCGGCTCATCAAACAGATCCATGACCTGTGCCTTGAGCACCGGTACGCTGAAGCGAGCGAAGCGGCCTTGCATCTTGGCGTGGAAGTGCGTATCCTTCAGGGCGTACTTGCCATCATGGAGAACGGGCCTTCGGCCCGTCCGCGCTCGTCATGACATTGCCCGGACCCTGGTCCTACTCGTCCCTCAAGTCCTTCAAGACTTGTCCAAAAAAGTTCTACGAGATCAAGGTAGCGAAGAACTTCAAGGAGCCCGAACACACTGAGGCTACGTTGTACGGAAAGAACTTCCACACAGCGGCAGAGAACTTCATGCGGGATGGTGTCGAGCTTCCACCAGAGTTCAGCTTCACGAAGCCACACCTAAGCGCTCTTCGTTCGCTGCCTGGGACGAAGTACTGCGAGTACGAGATGGGGTTGACCAAGGAACTCAACCCCTGCGGATTCAGAGACAGCACGGTGTGGTGCCGGGGTATCGCGGACCTGCTCATCATCAACGAAGAGAAGGGCATCGCCCGGGTGGTGGACTACAAGACCAGCAAGTCCACGAAGTACGCTGACACAGCGCAGCTTGAGTTAATGGCACTGATGATCTTCAAGCACTTCCCGTTCGTCCGTAAGGTGCGGGCTGGGCTGCTATTTGTCGTTGCCAACAACTTCAAGCCAGCGGACTACGAAGCCGCGCAAGAGAAGCTCTACTGGAGACAGTGGATGGAGGACGTGCGCCGCCTGGAGGTTGCGCACAACCTGGGGGTGTGGAACCCTAGCCCGTCAGGGCTGTGTAAGCGGCACTGCATCGTAACGACCTGCCCCCACAACGGGGCCAACGGAGGTTGACATGCCCTACAAGGACATGAAGGACAGAGACCACAAGAAGGAGTACGCGGACTTCCTCGCCAACGGTGGCAGGGCCAAGCAGTCCGAACGGCAGCGTGCTCGCAGAGCCTGGGACAAAGAGAACGGTAGGGATTCACGCAGGGGCAAGGCCCTCGACCATGTGACTCCTATCAAGGATGGCGGCAAGAGCAAGCCCGGGAACGTGCGGCTCAAGTCGTTCAGCGCGAACAGCGCACGGAATTTCAAAGGCCCGAACTCGGGCAAGTAACCCCGCCCCGGGGATCGGGGCAAACGCTAGCTCAACGGACTTTGTCCCTTGGGCTGGATGTCTTTTTGGAGTGGAGAATGCAACAGAATCATGTAATGGTAGACATCGAGACCTTGGGCGCCCGCCCGGGGGACATCATCCTCAGCATCGGTGCTGTGAAATTCAGCGCTGAGAAAGGTCTGGGGGAAGAGTTCTACGTCACCATCGACCCGGAATCGTGCAAGGCTGCTGGACTGCGTGCACAGAAGAGCACCCTGGAGTGGTGGGGCAAGCAGTCTGACGAAGCTCGGCGGGCTGCGTTCCAGGGGGAGTTCTCGCTCGAAGTAGCACTCACCAAGTTCACCATGTGGATGCCCCCGCTGGACACGGCTATTGTCTGGGGTAACGGTGCAAACTTCGACAACGCACTGATAACCGCTGCCTACCGTGCTGTCAAGCACGATGTGCCCTGGCACTTCTGGAATGATCGCTGCTACCGGACGATTTCCGCGATGTTCATGAAGACCAGGGTGGGACGTGTGGGTACTGGACACGTCGCGCTGGACGATGCCAAGACGCAAGCTCTGCGGCTGCTGCAGATGGTGGAAGACCACAAGTTCGCGCTCAAGTGACCTATGCAGATCATTGAAAACAAAGCGCTTCTGCTTCGGCTGCGCAACCCCGAGCGGGTTCTAGCCACCATACCGAAGGCGAAAGTTGTCGCCCAAAGCTCTGGGACTTCTGACGTCTTGGTGTGGTGGGGGTTGGACGAAGCGCGGGTCCTGCGCAATCTGGGTGTGAAGA